CACAGTTTCTTTGCAATCTGTTTGTGTGTGGCGAGGGGGGGCAAGCGTTCTAGCTTGCCCTCCTTGAAACTTTTACACCCCGAGTTTTAAATTTAAAAGGGTGCTGGGGGTCTTTCGAGTGAAAGACCCCCGACGAGGAACATAGTGCGGTTATTTTGTGAGCGCGCAGCTAGGTTGAGGGTACAGACTGCAAGAGCGGGACTTGCGTATAAACTGAATCCGAGGCCACAGTCTAGTTGCGTAGTAACAGCGCCTGTTGACCCGTCTGCCCCACGGAGAAGTCCGTGAGGGTGTTTAACTATCCCGGGAGGGTTGCTTTAAGCCTGCTTTCAACGGCGGGTGTCCGGCATCCAGTCACCCCGGGGTCCGCCCCCCACCCTACCTTGGCCCTCGAGCTGACTAATAGGATGAAAGCGCCCCGGTGGGGGGACGTACTGTTTGGGCTAACTACAAACATGGCGAATAAGCCGAAAAATGACGAAGAGTTGGTTTCCACTCTTAAAAAGGAAACCGAAGTTACGCTGGCTGGCCGAAAGGCCAGCAGGTCGACGTCTCAAACCCGTAGTTCGAGCTCCCACGAAGAAAGTTGTTTCTGGTGTGGGGCGGGTGACCATAAAGTGAGGCACTGCTCTGTTAAGAAGGCTGATTTGGCTTCTAAACCCCAAGTGTTTAGGGTGGATGGTGTTGTCATCACCAAGAGCGAATTTGTCCGGCAAGCTAAAGCCGGTGGGAGAGCAGGATCTTCCCAGAAGGCGATTAGCCAAAGCCAGAGTGAATCTGAAGAGAAGGGGCGTGCCGATAAGGATGCATTGAAGGAGAAGATGAAGAAAGAGCAGGAGGATGCGGAAGCAGCCCTTCGTCTCGTCAGAGTCTGGAAGGTCAATGGATATTTGGAGAAGTTTCGGGGAGTTGCGGTTGACATGGGCTGCACTCTCGAGGAACTCCTAGCCTTGTTCGGTATAGGGGGGTACACAAGTGTTGCGCGCATCCAAACTGTGCGTGACGATCCTGATGCTGTGGATGATACGACTATCTTTTCTGTGCTTGACGAGCTGGAAAGGACATTTTCTCTCTACAAGCACCGTGGCCCTATCAAAACATACGTTTTTGAAGAACTCGTTCCTGTTGAGATTAAATACAACCCACAAATGTGGAAGTCTATTATCCTAGCAGCCTTTTCTTGGACCATTCCTCTGTTGATATTGTTCTTTTTATTCTCACTTGCTGTCCCGTTTTTCGCTGACGTGGTTGTTAGGCTCTTTTATTTGTACATCGATTTGATGTTTGGAGCCCACTACGATATTGAGGGCGATCGGGAACAAACCGATAGGGTGCTTGTGTGGCTGTGCTTTGGTTTTGTGGTTTACAAAACCATCGCTTTCTTTTGGAAAGCATGGGGGAATTATATCCTTCTTTTCCTGCGGCCCCAGCATGTGAGAGTGACACACCATTTCCACCTTTCTATAGACGCCATAAACGGTGACCAAGATGCTAAGAAGATGCGTCAGGAGGTCATGCAGTATATGAGGACCGATAAGAGGAACATATCTTTTCGGGCGGCCAAAGGGCTGGATCGAGCATTACCTGCCTGGGTGAAGCACGAAACTAGTTATAAGTTGCAGGGGGATTTGAAGAAGTATTGGACAGCCAGGGGCTTGATAGCGCGGGCAGCTGAAGCTGCCAACATGCCGATGATTGCACCGTCTCTCAAGTTGAGGGGAGGGACTCGTCTGGCGTTGAAGCGGATCACGGATGCCTTGAAAGGCACGTTCAGTGCGACCATTAGAAATTCTGTTTTTCACCCCTGGCATAGGGTGCAGGCAGATGGACGTGGTGTGGAGAGGATGCAAGGTCCTGAAGATGCACGGCTTGTTTTTCAAGTCACTGTTCCGTCCATCAATAGTGATTTGGTGGATTTAACTTACATCTCTTGGATGGCAACTCATCCGCGATTTATGAACTTTCATTATTCTTTCTCTGATGCAGATCGTTTCCTTCGTGAGTCTTTCAACACGAATGGGAGCATCATGGGAAATTATGACCATCCACTGGCCATTGGGATCTTCCAATCAAGTCGTGTGATGGCCCTGGTCATGTGGCTGATCCGGAAGCGCAGTATGAGCGGCTTCAAAACAGTCTGCCAGGATTGGGGGTTCTAGAGCCCCTTGACGGCCGTAGGGATAAGGAGGAGTGGATGTTGTATGGATACAATGTTGATGAAGTGGAGCTTGACCCTCTTACTGATATACATTATCTTCCGAAACAACGGGACACTATGTTGCAGACGGTGGCAACTAGTAATCCTGAAATTAGGCGACCTGCGATGATTGGATTGAATTCCATGATAAAAGGTGGCGTATTTTTCAGGCCCAACACTTCAGATCCTGTCTCTGCGGGTCAGGGGGCACTAAAGCGGCTTTGGCATGACAGACCGGTCCTTAATAGGCGGTTGCTGAGGCGCTTGAAAAAATTTGTCGGTAAATGGTGTAGAGAGCACCTAACGCCACTCACGGTTGATGATGTGCTGAGCTTTGAAGAGTGGCTCGCACAAGTAAATCAGCCTGAGAAAGTTAAAGATGAGTATCGCAAGGCGTACTCGGAATTTTTGAATGCGGAACGTGATCCAAAATTTTTGAAGGTGAAGAAAGGGTTTGTCAAGAAGGAATTCTATGATAAGCCTAAGTACCACAGGATCATTTCTTCCCCTGATGACTTAGAGAAAGTCATTCAGGGTCCGCTTGCACATGCTATAGAGCAGAAATTGTTTGCTCTCCCATACTTCATAAAGAAAATACCAAGAGACAAGTGGCCTGATTACATCGCATCTATATGTGAAGGAGAAGGTCTCAGCTGTTACAACTCCGACTACGAAAGCTTTGAAGCGTCGTTTGTTGAGGAAGTTAAGAAGGCAGTTGAATTGCAGTTTGCTGAGTACATGCTGCAGAACTTTTTGGCGGATTTTGGTGCCCAGGACATTTTATCTAGGGTCTGTAAAATAACAATCATGAGTAAACTCTTCGTCGGTTGGATGAAGGCGCGTAGGCATTCTGGAGAGATGACGACGTCTTTGTTCAACGGTTTCAGTAACTTAGTTGTGAATGAGTTCGTGGCTGTGGTCATGAATGGAGCAACGATTTTTCGAGGAGTTGTAGAAGGTGATGATGGACTGTTTGTGCATAATGGCAGGCAGCCGTCACCCGACCAGTTTAAAGAGCTGGGTTTTTTGATTAAGTTAATACCTGTACAGCATTATTATGAAGCATCTTTTTGTGGCGTAGTCTTTCATCCTGACTCGAGGCGTACCTTGGCGAATCCTTGGAAATCGCTTCTGACTGTCAGTTGGGTGTCTGACGAATACCTCCGGAGCACTCACGAGACTCGGAGGTTGTTAGGCATCGTCAAAGGATTATCTTTTCTGGCGCAGTATCCTGGTTGCCCAGTGATTTGTAAAGTGGCCAAGTGGCTGCTTAGGGTCAATGGGTTCGAACGAGAAAAACTGGAAGAGTATATCCGTTGGTATGAAAGACAGTCGGTGGTGGGCTGGTGGGAACGCCAGAACATAAAATTCATGAGAGAAGTTACCCTCGATGAGTGTGAGCCCTGTTTGCAGGATCGCTTGTTGATTGAGCAGCTTTTCGGAATGTCTTTGGAGGTACAGGCTGAGTTGGAGCAGCGTTTGGATTCCGCTTCCGGCGACGTAGACATAGGTGACTTGTGTCCGTCGTCCTATCGAGAGTTCTGGCTGGGTTATGTGAGAACACGTTCCCAGCGAGATCCAGAGCTGCACATCCCGTATCTTTCCCGACCGTTACGCGTCATAAAAACCCCTCAACATGAGGATCTCAGGCAGGCGTTCTCGACCCCCGATGTACGCCTCCCATGGATGAGGAGAGTCCGCTAGGCGGACCAGGGCAGCGGTGCCATGTGGGCATGGTGGTAGTGGCTTCCACCCCTCGCAGCTTTAGCGTC